GGTCCATCCATCCTAAAAATTTATCAAACACCATCCCTCTTTCTATTCTTTTTTTATATTCTTCTTGCGTTACCCCGGAATTTTCAAAATTAAAATATCTGGCGTCTCTCTTGTCAACTGCTTGCCCTGCTGCTATTGAAGGTTTAGGAATTTTGCTAGCTAGTGCACCAGCAATTCTTTTTCTTTCAGCTTCTGCTACCTTTCTTGCTTCTTCTCTTTCTTCGAAGTTTCCACCACCGCTTCCTCTCATTGTATCAAATTCTGAAGTAGAGCCGGGAATAAATAATTTCCCACTTGTTGTTTCTCCTATTGCTCCTGCATCTTCTTTAAACATTCCAAACGTAGCTTTATATTTATCTAAATGATCTACCAATTTTGGAGCGAACATTGCTTCGTATTCTGCTTTCGTCATGTTTCCTGCTAAATACTCTCTCAAGACAGTTGTGTCTATACTTACGCTGCCATCAGGGTTTGTTATTTCAGGAAAAAGCTGCTTTTCGTCAAAACTGTATATTGGACCTAGGTTATCTGCGTCTACATAATTTTTTAGTTTACTATCCCAAACTAAATTGTATGTTTTTGATTCTCCTGTTACAGGGTCAGTTGTTGTTATGTTTTTAAACTCAGACGGTTGTCCTTTTGGTTTTAATTGCAAAAACTGTTTAAATTTAGATACTTTTTTTATGTCTTCATATGTTAATACAATTTGTTGATCCTTTGGAACTTCGTAAACGTCTCTTCCTTCTGGGGTAACATATCTGTCTACTCTTTGAAAAACATCTTCTAATACAGTTCCTTTAGAGTCATCATACACATAATCTAATTCCTCTTTTACTTCAGTAACAATCATATGTGCTTGTGCTCTAGCTCCTGCGTTTTCAGTAAACAACTCTTCGTCAAGAAACATTTTAAAAAGTCTGTTACCAACTTCTTCTTTTGACAACCCTTGTAAAAGAAATTTTAATGCTTCATCTTTATATATTTGGTAATCCATATTATATTGCTCCTTCAGGGCCTAAACCTTCTCTTGCTAATCTTTCTTCTTCACTTTGTGCTCCTGGTCTAGGAGTTCCGGGTGGTACAAATGCCCCTGCTTGTGGGTTAGGAGTTGGTGGTGGAACGCCACGCATAGCGTTTGGTTGTACTTGTGGCGGAACGCCAGTAGACCCCACTTCTCCTTGTTGTGCTTGCTGTGCTTGTTGTGCTTGTTGTTGCATTTGCATATCTACTTGTTGTCTTTCCATGTTTTTAGTATTTAGTGTGTGAATCAATTCACCATAATAAAATTGTGCCAAGTCATCTCTGCCTCTTTCTTCTGCTGCTTTCAACAAAGTCCAAAGTGCTGCTTCAGGTAATATCCTTTCTGCTTGTTGTTCGTTAATAGCATCTTCCATATTATCTGTATCTTGTAATCCAAGAATTTTATCTCTGATAAATATGTCGGGTAACAATGGTGTCTGACCTTCTCTTGCTATCTGAGCCATGCTCATCTTAGACATATCATCTTGTGGAAGTTGTCCTACGAATGTTATTTCCATATCGCCAGAATCTTTCATAGCAGACGGTGTGATTTTATCTTTAAAATAAGTTCTATTCATATCTCTGCCAGAAAGTTCCATAATATCAAATGATTCTGTTAAATACTGATCTGTAATCAACATACACATTTCAGTATATGCACTTTCTAATGCGTTTATTTTTGGTTGTAATATACTATCAATCCCTTGTCTTAAAGTATTAATAGCAAAGCCTGATAGTTGGAATTGTATATCTCCGTACAAGCTATGAGGAATTGATCCTCTTTGCATTTCTCCTGAAACAAGTCCCATGTATGCACCGGTTTCTCTGGCTGCTTCCAGTAATCCTAATGGTTCTACAGATTCTCCTTGAGCCAATGAAATTTCTGTGCCTTCTTTATAAGGATCTTCATCGAGTGATTTCATTCCATCTCTTGATGTAATTTTCAGCCCTTGTTTTCTTGATCTGGCTGTAAGTTCCAGCATTACGCTCATCATAAAGTTATGATTTTCATAGCTATCTCTGTTGTGTTTGAACACTGATTCTCCAAAGTCTGCTATGGTATCGTCTATTGGAACTTGATCGTTAAGTGCTTGTATCATAGGAGTTGCTCCTACGGGTCCTACAAACACCGGAACTCTTGGTGAGCCATGAGGAGTAGCTTTTTTTACTACTCTGCCGTTAGACAACACAACCATATTAATATCTTTGTCATAGTAATCGTACACATCTAACCAATCTTCGTAATTATCACCTTTGGTTAATTTAACATTGTATTCTGATTCTATAACTTCTTTAGATTTTTTTACTTTATAACAAGCCCAAAGCAACCCTTCATCTCCTGTTCCCCAGTATGTGTGCATTGGATCCCATGGAGTTATATCAACATAACTAACATCATCTTTTTTCATTATTAAAGCACGACCAGCGTACCAACCACGCAATGATATAAACCATGACAGTTGTGATTTGATAGAAGGTTTTAATTGTTTGACTAATCTTTCATTAGCAGCTCTTAATGATCCTAAAAAGAATCTTTCTTTTATATTATTATTTTCTCTATCTTCCCGTTCTTCTCTGACGTTTGGGATTCTTACAATCATTTCTGACGATGCAAGAAAAGAAACTATTTTATCTGCATAAGTAGACGGTTCGTTTGAAGTGTATGAGTGAAAGCCGTCACCTGCGTCATAAGGATCTAGCCTATAAAGCGAATAATCAGCCTCCATTCTCGACCTTAAAGGTTCTGTGGAGTCATAATGTGTTTCTACTTTATTAATTATGTCTTCTGGTTTTATTCTTTTAGCCAAGTTACCACCTTTTTACCCTAATTCGATCCATGTTTTCTATGTGACTGTACCCAAATCTATCAATCAACCCATATATTAAGGCTTTAATTCCATGATTATACTTATCTTCAGGCTGATTGCCAACTATGTTTCCGTCACGATCTGTTTTCCATTTATAAACTCTGGTCTGTCCATCAAACGGATTAGGGGCTGCCCCAAATTCTGACAACAACCCTTTACATTTAGGGTTAATTATCAACTTAGGTCTATGATGTTTAGGGTCTACTTTTAACATAGACTTTAATCTTTCAGTTCCATCATTAATTTTTACTTTTTGAGACGCCATGTATAATCCTGCTTTGTCCAACCACACTTCTGCCGGGGCAGACATAGCCTGATGTTGATATCCTGCGACATCAATTACTCCAAATTTAACATCTTTCCACCATGGTTTGTCCATAGCTAAATCGATCATTTCTTCTGTAATAAGGCTTTTTTCATATATTTCATCAATAACACAGATTTGTCCGTCAAGAATTTGTATGACTTCGATAGCATAACCGCCTGCATAGCCCGGGTCAATCCAGATATGTACGGGTTCTTCAGGTACATATTCAATATCTCTGACGTGATAATCTACTCTAAACTCGTGGAATACGAGACCTCGTGGAGGGGATGGGATTCCCATAATTCTTTCTTTGAAGAAGTCGTCTGACGAATCTTCCTGTAACTTTTCGATTTCCGGATCGGTTTCTCCGCCTGGATATAAGTGATAGTTGGTATATGACGGTAATGAATATGCTTTTTCTGTGTCACTACCGTGTTGCCAAGACAAAAACAATTGAGGGTACCAACCTAATGATCCTTCAAAAGTTCCGCCAAGGAACATCCATGCTTTTTTCGGAGCACATCTACCACGCAATCTATAAAATGTTTCAAGATCTAACTGTGATGCTTCACATCCTATGATCCCGTTTGGTGCTCTCATAGCCAAAGTTCTTGGGTCTTTAGCTGATTTAGTTTCTATTACAGTGCCGTCTGCCAGTTCAATCCTTCCCGGATCTACACGTTTAGAGGCTTTTTTAAGTATACCAAGGGCTGCAAAGTCATCTACTAAGTACTCGAACTCAGCTCTGGACCGTTCATAATCTGCTGCAACGAGCCAAAACAAGCCTGCACCTTTAGTTTCCGTCCATTTAGACAATAAAAATTTGCTGGCTACCATGCTTTTACCGGCTTGTTCACCTCCGGCTACTAAAATAAACCTTTTATCTGAATAAATAATAGGTATTTGTGCCTCAGTAGGGGTGTAACCTACCTTATCAAACACAAATTTCGTAGCACTTGCAACTTCTGGGGTCATTTTCCAATGCCTTTATCTTTTAAAATCTTATTTGCCTCATCAACAGCCTTAGTCATTTTGGAATTATCGAGAGATTTTTTCTTTTTAGATGTCTTTTCTTTCTTTTCCGCCTGTGCAAAGGTTTTTATTTCTTCAATAAACTTCATTGCGGTAGTATCTTGCTGCACATGCTCCTGATATTTGTTAGGTTTCGCACCTTTTAGTAAAAATATTAGTAAGGCTGGGTTAGATTTGTAATCTTTTTCTTTAAATTGTTCCCCTATCAAAGCAAATGCCTCACCTTCCATCCTGTCCGACCATCTTTCCATGGCTGTTTCCCATTCCATTCTAAATGTCTCATCATTCTCTTTGAAATAATACAATGTGGGAGTGGAAACTCTAGCACTTTTTGCTGATAATGTCATATTACCAGACTCTTCCAGGTATCTAATAAAGTTTTCTAGTTTTTTTGTAGGTTTTTTTTGAGGTATATAGTTTTTCTCTGCCATTTTTAACAAAAACCTTGCAATATATTTCTAATAGTATTAATATATTACTACAATTTTGCTATTAAGCAAAACATCAGACCTCCATTGCGTATGTCTGATCTAACAAAAACTGCGTGAAGTATCTCTCGATAAAATGTAGTGGGGCAAGATAGAGATTGCAAAACTTAGGCTACAAGATACATAACATAAGTAGAATCTGGACTTGTTAAACTGGCAAAGGGCGACTCGAAATCTCATTCAGAAGGGGCAACTATCTTTAAAAGAACACTTTACTTTCCACAAAGAAATCTGTGGGGGGTAGGGGGGACTGATTAAAAGAATAGTAACGTAATATAAAACGAAGAGAATCTTTTTTTAATACGCCCCCCACTTAACGCTTTACTTCAATCCTCAGTCACATTATAATCTATATGGGGCTTGTTCTATCCTCATAGTAAAAAGGTTTAACAACTATTTTATTCAAGCCCCTTCAAACCACCGGAACTTCATATACCAGGGAAACGCCTTTTTGTATAAAAAAGTCTGTCAAGGGTATACATTACCCACTACCCCTTTCCCCAAGCCATGCCCCTTATATCACTGACGGTATTGACGCATGGGAAGACTAGACGAGCGATCGGGCGTTTGTATGTGCGATCAATTATATTTTTATTTCGATCTTTTTATTATTTTTTATTGGCTACCGATCGCACGTACGATCGCACGTATTATTAATAGTACGTGCGATATTATTATTATTATTATTGCTATTGATTTTCTTTTTTTAAGAATTTAATGCGTTTAATTTTTTATATTAAATACTGATTAAACGTGTTCTACTGGAGAACGTGAAAAAAAATTTTACCCTCATAAATCCATATTTATATATTTAATTAATTAATATTATTTATATTATCTGTATTCAACATCAACTCGATATATCATATATAATGGTTATGTAATCAAATTTATTTGATTGGGTTCGTTCTTTTACATTCGAATAGTGTTTAGTGGTCATTGATTACTTTTAATCATGTAGTGCATTTTAAAATGCACTAATAAAACAAAGGTAAAAAAAATGACTACAGTTCATATAAAACAAATCAAGACACCTAAGAAGATACAAGATAGTAATTCTAGGATTACATTATCAGCGGTTAAAAAAGGTAAGGATAATTTAAACATTGTTTCTCACAATTCAGAAATACAATTAAGTTTTGGAAATGCTGATAAAACAATTGAAGATTATCTACGAGGTTTAATCAATACAACTCCTACTTATTCAATAAATTATGTAGAAGGGTTAGACCTAAAAGATAATAAATCACTAGTTAACAATTTAACCCAAGAAAAACAATGGTTTGGGTTAAATACTTCATGGGTTACATTGCACGAAAAAACACACTTAGAATTCCAATTTATTAAAACTAGAAATACAAAAAATTGGGCTATTGGGTCTATCATAAATAATGTCATGGATCAATTAGAATCTAAGTCGCCAAGAGTAATTATCGAAATTCCTTATCATTGGATTGATGAAAACAATCTAGACAGTTTAGGTATTAAATTCATTACAATAATGGATACTATATTTGCCCAAGCAGGAAATAAGGATAAAAAAGAAAATAAAATAATTGTTTCCGCAAATGGTAGGTTTACACAAGGTTTTTATTTCATGAATAATCGAGGTATACATATACCAATAAGATCAAATGAAAATAAAGACATGACCAATGGTTACATGGATTTAGAAGAACATATACTAACTTTGGAAATGCTAACATACTTAACAGAAATGTTTGCTACATACCTAAAGAATAATATAGAAGATTTACAAGAACTATATTTAGCATATGGACCACAAACAAATCCTACGCCACCTAGTGAAAATTCAGAAACAACCCATAAAACAGTTTTTACTCAAGAACACACAGAATTAGACATTGAGAACCCCGAGAGAAATAAAAAAGATGTATTTTATTTTAAATTGAATTCTCATGATTGGTATTTAGAATATATATCTCAATTTGAGATTGAAAAAACAACCAATAAAAAACATAAAATTACTACAGATGACGAAGTTGAAATTTACACAGTCACAGAGTATAAATTTAAAGGCTTACACACTGAAAAGAAAAATTTTAATTATTATTCTGTCACAATGCCTAAAGACTCAACTTTTAAAAATGTAGCAACTTTACGAGGTACGAAAAATAAAAAGAAATAATTAAAAGAACTACCAATTAAATAAAATCCACTAAACACTATTCGAATTCATTTAAAATAAATCAAAAATTATATTATTTTTTTACTTGTTAATTTTTTAAAAACCCGGAGAAATCAAATGCAAATCGTAGGGTATAGATACAATAAAAGATTTTATTATTATTTCATTACAAGAAAATATAAATGCAAAATTATTAAAATAAAATAAGAGATTAGATATAGTGCATTTTAAAATGCACTATGTATATTTTTGTTCGCCTGGAGAAGTGGTTTTTCTCTGTACTTATCCGGGCGAATAATTAAATTAAAAAACAGAGAGAAGAGAGGAGAGAGGAGATGGAAGGTCAATACATAACGAACACGATC